GTAAAAAAAGAACTAAAATCTTTAATTAAAAGATTAGAAGCTAATGTTATCAAATAAGTTAACACCTATATTAGGTGCTTGTGTTTTACTAGCAATATTTGTTATTTTTTCAAAAGATGATACTTCATATATTAAAGAATATGAAGACAGAATTGATGTTCTAGAATTAGTAGTAGATTCATTAAAAAGTAAAAATGATGGTCTACATTTAGAAGTATTAAAATTAGAAAAAAAATCTGATTCTCTGGATACAAAAATAGAGGATATAGAACAACAAAGAAAAAATATAATAAGGTCATATGAAATATATTTACAGCAAATTAACGATCTTGATGATTCTGATCTTGAGCAGTGGATACTCTCAAGATACAACAATCGAACTAGAATTTCAAGTAGCACGATTCGTAATTGAAGATTTAATTAAGGGAGATGCTGCCACAGAAGAGTTATTTCTTACCCAAGATCAAATCACTCAGTTAAATAAAAAAATAGTTATACAAGATAGCATTATATTTAAAAAAGATGCTGTTATTTTGAATTACGAACAGATTATAGGTACTCGTAATAATCAACTTCAACTTCAAGAAAGTCTTAAAGATCAGTTAAAAGCTGATCTTAAAAAACAAAAACTTAGAACTAAATTAACAGGTGGTTTAGGTGCTGCTTTACTTATAGGTTTAGCTGTAATTTTATGAGTGATCTAAAAAAAGTAATAAGACAAGAGTATATTAAATGTGCTCAGGACCCAGTACATTTCTTTAAAAAGTACTGTTATATCCAACACCCTCAACGAGGTAAAATCTTATTTAACTTATATCCATTTCAATCTAAAGTATTAAATATTTTGGATGATAATCCATATAGTATAATACTTAAATCACGTCAGCTAGGAATATCGACATTATCCGCAGGTTATGCTTTATGGTTAATGTTGTTTCACGAAAATAAAAACGTATTAGCACTCGCAACTACACAATCAACAGCTCGTAACTTAGTTAGTAAAGTAAAGTTTATGTATGAATCTTTACCCTCGTGGTTAAAGATAGATTCAATTGAAAATAATAAACTATCATTACATTTAAATAATGGTTCAAAAATACAAGCAAAATCCTCGAGTAGTGATGCTGCAAGGTCAGAAGCCGTATCTTTACTAATAATTGATGAGGCTGCTTTTATTGATAACGTAGCTGAAACATGGGCATCAGCCCAACAAACCCTAGCTACTGGAGGGGGTGCTATTGTACTTTCTACTCCTTATGGTACAGGTAACTGGTTCCATCAAATGTGGTCTAAAGCAGAATCAGGTGAAAATGACTTTATACCTATTCGATTACCTTGGGATGTACACCCTGAAAGAAACCAAGCATGGCGTGATAAACAAGATGAATTATTAGGTGATCCTAGACTAGCAGCACAAGAGTGTGATTGTGATTTTAGCACTTCAGGTGATACAGTATTCTACCCAGAAATTCTGTTACACTATTCTGACCATATGGTACAAGATCCGTTGGAGAGGCGAGGAGCAGATAGTAACTTATGGATATGGGAACCAGCCGATTATAGTAAAAGCTATATGGTATTAGCTGATGTCGCTCGTGGAGACGGAAAAGATTATTCTGCTTTCCATGTAATTGATATTGAGTCAAATACCCAGGTAGCAGAATATAAAGGTCAAATTCCTACAAAGGATTATGGACATCTCTTAGTTGGGATATCTACAGAATATAATGAAGCGCTACTAGTGATAGAAAACGCTTCCGTGGGTTGGTCTACCTTACAGACCGTAATAGAAAGAAATTACCCTAATTTGTACTATACACCTAAAGGTGATATTACTACAAGTTATTTTGATCAGTATATGGACACATCAAGAATGACAGCTGGATTTACTATGTCTACTAAAAGTAGACCTATGGTTATATCAAAATTTGCTGAATATTTTCATGAAAAATCAGTTAATATACGTTCTAAACGTTTACTTGAAGAAATGAGAGTATTTGTTTGGAGAAACGGTAAAGCAGAAGCACAACAGGGATACAATGATGATTTAGTTATGGCATTTGGTATAGGAATGTATGTTAGAGACACAGCTTTAATGCGAAGACAACAAGGTGTTGATCTTACAAAATCAGCATTAAATAATATGTCAGTTAACAGAACTAAGTACCAAGGTAGTTATACACAACCAAATCAGGCACAAAACCCATATAGGATACAAACAGATTTCGGCGGAGAGGACATTAGCTGGCTTCTATAATATTTATAACAATAATAAAAAATGGCAGACACAGGATTATTTAGTAGATTACAACGATTATTTTCAACAGACGTTGTAATTCGTAACGTTGGGGGAGACCAGATTAAAACGATTGATAGTAGCACTATCCAATCGACTGGTAACTTACAAACCAATTCGTTGATTGACCGTTACCATAAATTATATAATAACAACCCTACTTCATTATATAGTGCTCAGTACAACTTAAATTATCAGTTTTTACGTACACAGCTATACAGTGAATATGATGTAATGGATCAAGATGCAATTATAGCATCTGCTTTGGATATTATTGCTGATGAATCCACATTAAAAAATGATATGGGAGAAGTACTTCAAATTAGAAGTGCTAATGAAGATGTACAAAAAATCCTATATAACTTATTTTACGATGTATTAAACATTGAATTTAATTTATGGAGTTGGATTCGTCAAATGTGTAAGTACGGTGATTTTTTCCTAAAATTAGAAATTAGTGAAAAATTTGGTGTTTATAATGTTATCCCTCACACAGCATTTACTATAGCTAGAAAAGAAGGATTTAACCCTGAAAACCCAGCAGAAGTAGAATTTGAATATCATCCTGAAGGTTATACGGGTGGAGATACAGGAGCTATGTTTTCTCAATCAAATGCTCGTCCACGTCCTAATTCAATTAGATACGATAACTACGAAATGGCTCACTTTAGATTAGTAGCAGATGTAAATTATTTACCTTATGGTAGAGCTTACATTGAACCAGCTCGTAAATTATTTAAACAATATTCATTAATGGAAGATGCGATGTTAATTCATAGAATTTCTCGTGCTCCTGAAAAACGTGTATTTTATATTAATATTGGTTCAATTCCTCCAAATGAAGTAGATTCATTTATGGAAAAAACCATTTCTAATATGAAACGTACACCTTATGTAGATACTAAAACAGGTGATTATAACTTAAAATATAACATGCAAAACATGTTAGAAGATTTTTATATTCCTGTACGTGGAAATGATGCAGCAACACGAATTGATACTACAAAAGGGTTAGATTATGATGGTATCCAAGATGTAGAATATCTACGTGATAAACTATTTGCTGCGTTAAAAATACCAAAAGCATTTTTAGGATATGAAGCAGACCTTGAAGGAAAAGCTACACTTGCAGCAGAAGATATTAGATTTGCACGTACTATTGATAGACTACAACGCATTATTATCTCAGAACTTAACAAAATTGCCTTAGTACACTTATATTCTCAAGGGTTTAGAGATGAAATGTTAACTAATTTTACATTATCGTTAACGACACCATCTATTATTTATGAACAAGAAAAAATTGAGTTATTAAAATCTAAAGCGGAATTAGCAGGTACATTAATTGATCAAAAATTAGTACCGACAGATTGGATTTATGATAATGTATTCCACTTCAGCGAAGATCAATACGATGAATACAGAGATTTAATACGTGAAGATGCTAAACGTGGGTTTAGATTAGGTCAAATTGAAGCAGAAGGTAACGATCCTGTACAAACAGGTAAATCATATGGTACACCCCATGATTTAGCTTCACTGTATGGTAAAGGAAGATCATCAACAGAACCAGGCAATGTTCCTGATGGTTATGATGAAGAAAAAGCTGTATTAGGTAGACCTCAAGACAGTATTACAGACAGAAATAAACAAGATTCAAATTTCGGTAAAGACCGTTTAGGAACTGACCGTAGTGATAATGAATCTGATGATATTAGGCCAAATCCTAATGGAGGACCTTTAGCTCTTGAAAGTGCTGAAATTACTTTATTAAAAAATAAAGGACTGTTTGATAAATTATCAACGAAACAATTGGTATTTGAGCAAAAAGAGGACGATTCTTCGCTTTTAGATGAATCTCAATTAAAGGAATAAAAAAAAATTAATATTTATAAATAAATATATTTGATGCGCATCAAACATTCTAAATACCGTAATACAGGTATTCTATTCGAACTATTAGTTCGTCAGATAACAGCCGATACCTTACAAGGTAAAGATTCTGCTTCAGTAAATCTTCTAAAAAATTACTTTGTAAATACAGAGTTAGGTAAAGAATATAAGTTATATGAATCAGTTATAAAATCAAAATCTATAACTGAAAGTAGAGCAACCGCTTTAATTAGCACAATTTTAGAGTCTTCTAAAAAATTAAATAGATCTTCTCTTCGTAAAGAAAAATATAATTTAATCAAAGAGATTAAAGCTAATTACAACCTTAATGAATTTTTTGGTAGTAAAATTAAAAATTACAAAGAATTAGCATCAACTTATACCCTTATTGAATCTCATAATTCAACAGAATTAGTAGAATCGGGTCAAATCGTAGATAATAAAGTTAATTTATTAGAATTTTTAACAAAAATTAAATTAACTGAAAAAAGTAAGGAAAATTTAATTGAAGAATTCCAAACATACGATAAAGACTTAAGAAGTTTAACATACCAAGTATTGTTAGAAAAGTTTAATGACAAATATGATAATTTATCAGATGGTCAAAAACAAGTATTAAAAGAATTTATTGAAAGTATTGATTCAACACCAAAACTTAAAACATTCTATAATAATAAAATTACTGAATTAAAATCTCAGTTAAGTCAACACGGAAAAAACATAACTGACAAAGCAACAAAAATTAAAATCACTGAAGTATCTAAATATTTAGTAGAATTAAAGAAAACTGATAAAGTAGATAACAACAG